AGATGATGCTGGGTGGAAGTTATCAGTTTCACCAACTTCTCCTGTATCAAACAAGAAAGCTGTTCCTAAGAAACCATCAGTTCCATCAGTTGTAGCACAAGCAATTTGTCCTGCACCTGTGAAAGTTGTGCCTACAATAAATGTATATTGTAAACCTGCTGCTGCTGTAGGTAATGTTACTACAATACCTGCTGCTCTATTTAGAGTAAATACTGCTCCAGATTGAGTTGATTCTACTGAATAAGTAGCATCCTCAATTGAAACAACATTATCATAAGAAGATACATAACCTGTGGTAACTAAATTACCACTAGTATCTACATCTAAATTAGTTGTTACTGCTCCTGTGCTAGTGTTCTTGCTGATTTGTTCAAATCCGCCTTCTGATCTAACTGGACCATTAAAAGTTGTGTTAGCCATATTTCCTCCTAAAGGAAAAAGTCTATCATCTTGGCAAGTCTGCTAGGGCAGTTGATAGACAAATTAAAAAAATTCCCTAGATAAAAAAAAGGGAGACCCATAAAGAGCCTCCCTTTAAGTCCTTACGAACTACCTGGTGAACCAAAGATACCAAGTGGATCAGATACTCCAAAGGAATATCTTTCTCTAGCTTTGTATCTAACATTACCAGTTTCAAAGTCACCATCCATAGCTGTAGTCATTGGTGCTCTGACGAAATGCTTCATGCCATCAGGTACATCTGTAGTGATAAAGAAAGCATTAGTATCAGTTAAATAATGATTAACTGAATAGCCTTCTGGAATCACGCCATTTGTTTTGATTGCATTAACATCATTGTCAGCAGTACCGACTCTGTAGTCACTTTGCAATAGTCTAGTAGCAACAAACTGAAGATCAGTTGGTACTATTAGTTTCTTAGGTCTAGCTGCAATTTTAAGACCTCTTTCATCAGTATATTTACTGATTTGAATAATCGCATCTTCTAAAGATGTTTCATTCAAGTCAGCACCTGAAGAAGGTCTGTTGCTGTTAGTTCCACCACTTACAAGTGGGTGAGCTGTGCTAAATAAAGCAACACCGTCACCTGAAGAAAAAGTAGTTGAGAATCCATTATTTAATGGATACGCTCCTTTAACTTGTTTTGTGTAAGCCATTGCACGAGCCAAAGCTTTAGTATATCTACCAGAGAGAGAAACATAGAGGTTATCCTCCATAGCTTCTTCTGTGATTGAATAGCCCATAGCTATTGTTTCGTGTGTGTAACGAGCTACAAAAGATTCTTGGGCTGTATCCCAACTGATAGTTGACCCTTCATCTTTTACAGGAGCAGCTCCGAAACCTGATAACTTGAGTTCTTCTTCAAATGATCTTTCAGAATTCTCAGTTACATAAATTTCTTCGTGCTCGTTCTCGTAGTTAGCATACTCTTCGCCAAACAGGGCATTAAGTCCTGGAAGGAGTTGATGTAGCTCATTCGCTCTTGATATAGCTGCCATAATTGTACTCCTTAACCAATACCCGTTGTGGTGAGCAGTTGATGCCCAACGTTAAACATAACCAATACATCTGTGTAGGTATCACCAACTGCACTATCTGGACCATCAACAAAGTCGATGATTTTCACAGGTAATGTGTTAGTGGTTGCTACAGTAGATATATCAACCGAATTTTTGCTTGTTCCTATTGATGTACTGCCCGCAGTTTGAACAACAGCACAATTCTTCCCAAGATCATCTTGGTCAGCAGCACCATCGCATTGCATTTGCATTATTACAAAAGGATCAGTGGCAACATACGCAACAATATCATCCGCAGCAGTTGAAGCTGGGAAATATTGATTGGGTGTGAATTGACCAGTGGTTGGATCAGTGTAAGCACAACCAAGAAAAATACCAATAGGTGTACAAGCCGTAGTACCTGTGTCCTTTTGGACAGTAGTATTAGGGTTGTCATCACCCCACTTCACAAAATCGCCATAGAATATAGAAGTTCCATACGCATTTTTAATTTTGTAGTGAGTAACTTTTCCTTGATAAGGGCTTCCAACAATTGTTCCAAGTGGTCTAGCTCCGTGAGGAGTTGCACTAGTTGACATAATTGTCTCCTTAAATTAAATTAATTATTAAAGATTCTAAGAATCTTTACCAAAAGTTGTTTTAGAATTACGCTCAAAAACTTGTTTGGTCGCCATTCTATTATCCTGATCTTTAAAATACACATTATCAACAGATTCCATCTGAGATTGTGCCATTCTTCCGAAGTGCTCATCTCTAGCCTTAGCTTTTTCTGCTGGCATTTTGCATAATAATTGTCCACCAATTTCTATATTTCCCTTTTTTGCCCATTCAGAGCCGTGATCCATCATGGTAATTTGAAGTTCAGGATGATCTTGTAATTCACATGGTATCCACCCCTCTCGAAATCTTCTGGATACATTAGGATTATCAGTTTGACCTAATAAGGCTGTTCTGATGTACCTAAAAACCCAGCCTTCTTGAGGATTTGGGGTAGGTAAATTGGTTGGATTTTCCCAGCTTTCTGTGTGCTGAGTAGCCTCTCGGCTTTCTGTTCCCCTCGGGGTACGCTCTTGGTTTTCAGGAGTATCAGTAGAAACTGCCTCCACTTCATTAGTGTTATTATTTTCTTCTGACATATTAAGTCTCCTTTAATAATTGATTTGCGTATTGCTCAGGACTAATTCCAAGTTGGCGAGCTAGCTTAACTTGTGTCTGAGTAAGACGGATTTGCGAAGGTTTTTTGTTTCCGCTATCCCTCGTTGCGGATGCAACAACTGTTGAAGGTTGTCGTTTAGGTGTTTCTTCTTGAGATACCTCTACCTCTTTAGAAGATTGTACACCAAAAAAAGTAGGAAATTGATTCTGCATAGCCTTATCAACTTCTTGATAATATTCATTAGACTTACTAGCTGGATCAATTCCTTTAGCTTGTAAGCTTTGATCAAGATACATAGCATAAGAAGTCATTTCTTTATGGACAGGTTCACTACCCATAAACCAAGGATTCTTTTGTGCCCATGCTTGCATATCAGGATCAGGCTGTGCCTCTTGTATTTCTCGCTGCGGTAAATTCTGCGCTATCTGTTGTTGGACATTAGCAGCCATATTAGTTGATTGTTGTTCAGCTAATGTAGCTTTTGACAATAACTCTTGAGCCTTTGTCATTTCTTCAGCATTACCTTCTTCATAAGCTTTTTTAAATGCTTCTTGTGCATTTTGTTTTGCCCACAAAGCATTGTTATGTGCTTGTTTATTTAAGACTTCTCCACCTTGTTCCACCATAGCCTGTAACCTCTGGTTCTCTGACATTACAGTCTGTAAGCGTTTAACGGCTTCATGCGACTCTCTTTTAGCAGCCTCTTTTTCTCTACGTTCTTCGTGATACTCGTATTTTATTTTAGCTATTCTTTTTCCAGCTCTATCACTGTAATCAGCTATTTCTTTATCTAAAGTATCATCGTCAACGTCAGAAGAAGAATCTTCCACTTTCTTTGGTCTACGATCTTCTTCAGGAGTGTCATCGACTATTTCGACTTCCAATCCTTCAGGAATCTCATTATTTATTTCTGTTGTGACACCAAAAAATTTGTCTTCTTTAGACATCTTTTGTGATTCATCAACAATAGGTTCTTCATTAATTATCTCTGTACTTGATTCGCTCATGCTCTAACTACTCCCGTTGGATCATCGACAACTGCTTCCACAGTATCGTCATTAATTAAGCGAAACTCTTGTCCGTACATTTTCATGCGAGTGCCAGAGTAAGCACGAAACACAACCCAATCACCTGTTTTACACCAAGGTCCACTCGGAAATCTATTGGCATCTTTATAACATTCAGGTCCTAACTTCATAACGTATCCGCAAATATTACTTACTTCTTCGTCTTTTATAGTTTGGGAGGCTTTAACAATACCACCATCAGTTTTCTCATCCGCCTTTGGCATAACAATTAAAATTCTCCAACCTTTAGGTTCAGGCAGTTGACTTTTAACATCTATGTCAATTTTGGGTGTTTCCACACTTTCTGGCTCAGGTATCTTTGCTTCAGTTTTACTCATAATGTTGCACGACTTTAAGGAGTCGAGTTCCTATTCTTTGAGAACCCTTTCGACATAATCTAAAAGTTCTCGCTCTGCAAGGGCTAAACCCTCGATAACACCAGTCATCTTCTGATACTCACTATAATCTTTGCAAGCACCTGAAGCTATATGATCAGCGTGTTCATTCATCATACCACGCAGCTTCAATTTCATATGTTCTGAAAGTGATAGCTGTGTGATATCATTATTCATTCTTATTGATATCTTTAACTATATCTTTAGCCATGTCAATACCTTTTCGATAATCTTCTCTGGCTTGTTTGTCCTTTAATTGTTCATTCTCTAGCAAATCGCTAGCAGTTTGCTGTCCTATTCTAGCTCCAGCAATTTCTGTTTGAGCAGCAATACGTTCTCTTTCTATTTGATCTCTATTGGCTGCTTTAGTAGCATCTAATTGTAATTTGGCTTGACCCTCTTCAGTCTTACGTTGAAGCTCACCTTCTTTAATGGATATCTCTCTTTCCTTAGCAATTATTAATGGGTCTTTCTGCTGTTCTTCGATTCTTTCCTGTTCTGCTTGTGCTTGAGAAGTCATCAAGACTCTTTGAGCTGCTTCAGCTACTAAACTAGATATACGTTTTTCTACATCTGCTGGTAATGGTTCACCTTCAGGAGGTAACTCAATTCCCATTTCACGCTCAACTTGCTTTCTGTACTTCATTGTTAAATGTTCATTAACGTAAGAAGAAGCTGCTGCAAGAATAGCTGGTGCTTGTGGACTTTGTTGTACAGTTTGCATTATTTCAGGATTCTGTTGAGCAGAAGCAACAACTGCAATATGTGCTTCATGGTCTTGTTCTATAAATGCTTTAACTGGTTTTCCATTGATTAAATTTTGAACAGCAGTTACTGGATCGACTGGCTTAATATCGTCTGTATCAGGAATAATAGCATCTACATCTTCTATGCCTAAGACTTCTAACATTTGTCTGTGCAATTCAGGAAGGTTATACATATCAGGAGAAGATTGTGCCAATTGCATAGCAGCTTGATATTGCATTATCCTTTGAGCCATAGTTGCTGCATTAGGATCAGATACAGGTAATATGTCTACTCTTTCATCAAAGTCTTCAGCTTTAATATATTCTTCCTCATCCATTTCATAAGGATATGCAGGCTCAGTAAAATCTTTAACTATACCTACTAATATATCAAATTCTTTTCTCATAGAAGCATGGAGTCTAGCTTGTACCGCACTCATAACCTTTTGATTTCGTTCAAGTAATGCAAGCGTAGTTCCTACAGGAGCTTGATTATTCATATCTGATATCTTCATGTCAGATATACTGGCAAACCTTCTTCCTTCTTCTACTATGTTTTGTAATAGTTGGTAAAGAGTACCTGATGGTTCTTTGTATGGTAAGAAAGTAATATTGTCTCGAATAGCACCACCTGGTACATCAACATCTCTAAACTCTCCAGGCATTATTGGGGTATCATCGCCTTTTATACGCAAGCCTCTTGCTTTTAAACCACCAGGCAAATTAGATAATGTACCTGCATCAACCAATTGTCTTAGTATAGACGTAGCTGATTTAGCCAAACCACCTACCATGTGTATCAATCCAAACCCATAAAATCCCAATCCTGGTAGATACTGATAATGTACAAAGTGCATTCTTCTAAGCTTCTTAGCATCATCTTCGTAATAATTTCTACGAATACTTAATATAACTCCACTAGGACAATCAATAGTGACAACGTAAGGTATGGCTATACCTGTTTGTTCTCCCTGTTCATCTGTGTCTTCAAACCCTTCTAAGTCTAAATCTACCTGCATTTCTAAGATAGTATGACTTTGATCGTAGTTATAAGTGTCCTGTTCTCCAGTTATATCATTGTATTTCTTCGTAATATCTGAGATATTCTGCGATCCTGCGGGTAAATCTACATCTCTATAGAAGCCATTGACTTGCATCTTTCTAATTGTATTAGAAGATTTACGCATTACATGAGTAGCACGTTCACAAGTTTCTAAATCGCTAGCACCATAATTAACTACTACATCTTCTGCTGGTACAAATATAGAACTAGGTCTATCTAAACTGGGGTCAAAGTAAACTTTTCGGAAAGCTGAACCAGCTAAAGGCAATGAAAACAACATCTTTTCTGTTTCAGTTCTGTATTCTGACATTTCATACGTCAGTAAATAATTTAAGTAGTCTTCTACTCTTTGTGCCTGTTTTTCTTTTTTATCAGTTATCTTGCCAACAATCTTAGTTCTCACAGGACCTTGGGCTGGAAACATTTCAGTAATTGATTGCGACTGAAATCTTATAACTGCTTCTGAAAGCATTGGGTGAAATACTCCACAAGCACCAGACCAAGGCTGTGTTCTTTCTTCTATCTTTAATCCTAGCTGATCTAATCCTTTAGTGTAAGTCTCTTCCCATTCTGAGCGTGACTCTTTATCTCCGTTATAAGCACTTATTAATTCGTTACCTAGTTCACTTAATTTCTGGTCATCTATGAATTCAGCTAAATTAGAATCAAAACCCTCATCGCCAACTTCTCTGGCGTTAGGGTCAAAGTCAATTATCATGCCACCATCATCAGTCTCTATTGCTACTGATTCGGGGTCTTCTATAGCAATCGTAAGTTCTTCTTCAGGTTCTTGCTCTATCAGTCCGTCTATAGGTGTAGCTGGTTTTCTTTCTATCGCCATGTTTTCATTTTATACCTTAATAATAATTTGCAATTCGGTTATGTTCCAAAGGCTCATCTTCTTCGTCAGAATGCAATGAAATAAAACCACCTTGTCTGAATCTTAACAGAGCTTGCGTAGTGCTATCAACTAAATCGTCATGTTCCATATTTGGAAATCCCGCAAACTCCTCTATTGTTTCTTCTGCCCAACGTGTTTCAGGTGCCCAAACCACTCCTGAAGCAAATAGATCAGATACAGCATTTACTCTTGATATTTTATCATTTCCTCTGCTAGGAGTGTACTCTTGTACTGGAATTCCTATTGCCCTCAATTCAAAGATTAATGGCATACCTGCTGCTTTTGCTTCCACAATAAAGGCATCAGGTTTATAAGCGTTGTATTTTTCAAAAGCCATTTTCTTTAGCTCAGGAAACTCTAAACGCTCTTTGTAAGCATCTAACAGTATAAGGTTAGGTGCTAGCATTCCGTCATCATCTTCTCTATAAAAGACACCCCAAGTAGTGCAAGCAGAATAATCAGCTCTTTGATTCTTCATAAAAGCTGTATCCCAAGATTGGATAACAAACTCACATTGTGGTGGATTTCTTTCTTCCCATATTTTCCACCATTCTCTTTTTACCAACGCCCCTTCTTCTGAAGTAGGGTCTTGCTGGTACTGAGCCATCCATTTACTATTAGGCAGCTCGGCTTTCAAAGCCTGTAATTCTTCCATTTTCCAAAATTCTGCCCACAAAGGATTACCTGAAGGCATAATGGCAGGAAGTTCTATTACTTCCCATTGGTCAGCTCCGCCACGTTTTATGCTA